CGCGTCGCAAGCGCCTGACTCAGTTCCGAGGCGTCTGGTATCGCATTCACATGGCCCACCAGTTCCAGATCGCTCATCTTTTCGTAGTATCCCATGATATCCCTCTATTTTTCGTGCAAAAGTGTAAACGGATGACCAAGTCGTCGAACCCGGCCATAACTCTTCGATTTGTTTGTCAGTGAGTGGCTCGCTCACGAATCCTCCGATATCCCGTTTCGCCAAATAGTTGCCGGATCATGCCCAAAACGTGCGGATCGTTCCAAATGTCTTTGGGGTCGCACGCACGGATGTGCATGGAAGCTACCTGTTTCAGCCATTCCATCCGTTCCGGCGTATCCGGATCAGGGTCAATCGTGTAGCGAGCAAGCAAGGCTTCACAAAGCCGCAGCTTGCCGAGCGGATCCGGTTCGCGTAATTCCCAGCCCTTAATCGCGTACTCTTGTTGGCGAATAAAGGCTTCGTTGTCCTTCGCCACTTGTGCGTCAGTTTTAACAGGCTTTTCGGCTTTTTGGGTTTTTAACGGAAACAGCCCTTGCCAGCCGTTCGCAATAGATTGTTGCACTACCGCATCTTGGTCAGCCCCAAACCGACTCAGTTTCAGTTTGGCGGCGTTTTCGCTGACTTCCTTGATAGGTTTCTTAATGGCTTTACGGAATGCCTTGAATCTTTCCCATGCTTCTACGTCTAACTCTGACATATCTATAACCCTCTTATGATTTAGACCCTGATGGGCCTTCGGTTGTGGAACCCGTACGGTTTCGGAAGGGAGTACGCCTACAGAAACTCGTACAGGTTTGATGGGCCTTTCGGAGCCTCACCCGTTGCCAGCAACTTTTCACGGTGTCCCGTGTGTGGTTCGCGCTTCCCGGCTATACGCTGCGCGTTCAGAGGCCCACCGCCCCGGTCTGAATTTAAGGAAGTTCTGCGCGTTGTTTCCCCGACCAGAATTCCCGAGCTGGGAGGTCGTGTGAAATTTGACAACCTTTTCCCCAAAGGTTATCTTCACTGGACCTCGTTCGCAAAACTGAGAGTAGGGCTTCCCCCTAGCCCCGTCAAGCCCCCGTCTGGGGGCTTTGTCGTTTATAACGGTCATTTCTAAAGGTTTTGATGTTTCTAACGGCCACCTCCCACACATTTCTTCGCACGCCCTTTTTCCATAACCGTTTTCCATTTGATAACTTGTTCCTTTGTCGCTTCGGTGGTATGCCTCGCACACTTCGATACCCTCACAGCATCCAATTCAAAGTTGATTTTGTTTGGCGAGAGGTACTGCATCCATTCTGCCATCAGCCAAATCGCTAAGTTTTCGGAGGTCGGTGGGACAGGCATCAAATCATTCAGCAGTTTGCCCTCTAACTGCCTAATTCGTTCGCCAAACGATGCATCGATGTCAGCCTCATCGCGGGTAAATCCATGCAGCGGGTGAAATTCCCAATGATTAAAAATGAGTGTGATTGACCAATCGTGTTCGTGGATATCAGTTGCGTCGGCGTGTTTGCTTATCCCTGATAGGTGATGAGATGCCTTGACAATATATAGGCATTCTTTACGCGCTTTCGGCCAGTTCATATCAACTCCTGCTGCTTTACCTCATTCTGAATGACGCCTAAAACATCCTTGAGCATATGGTCATACTGGCTTAAACCAGAGCCATCAATGCTGTCTGCAATGCCTAGCCATTGCTCTGCCCTCGCGGAGGTATTGACCCGCCCAACGTGAACCCATTTATCTAAGATCTTTGCGGTTTTACAAGCAGCAAACGCCTCTTGGGAAATTTTAAAAGCGTCAGAGCCGCCTACAAATACGGCAGCAATTCTGTCCCATGGGATGGAAAACCCCCCTATGCCGTCCTGCAAAACTAACGCAATCGGCAACCCTGCTAAAGCGGATTCAAAATGGTCAAAGAGTTCCAATGTTCTGCGGGCATCGCCCACAATGTCCGGCGCGCAAACGAATATCGGCGGGTTTTCTTTAGCTTGCTCCACCAATGCCATCCATTCTTTGCGTTTGAAAGTCTTAAAACAACCATTGTCTAGGCCGTAAGGAACGTTAGCCAATGCGTATCGCGTTAAAGGTGTCCGTAGCTGCCAAAATTCATAGCCAAATTGCTGTGTTCGTTCTGCGATATTTGCCGGGGATTTGTCCAACATGATTTTCATCGCGTGTTTTTTGCCTTTACGTGACCCGCCTTTAGCTGCCAAACCCGAGCCGCTGGAATCGCACCAGCCTTGACCCACTGGCTGACAGCGCCTTTGGTTACGCCAAACGCTTGTGCTAACGCTTGTTGACTGCCGTACTGTTTGATGAGTTTGTGTATGTTCATCCTGCTAGTTTAGCTTGTTTAACTTTTTTCATGCAATGGGGTTGACTCTTGATCGGTATAGCGTGCTAAACTCCAAATCGTCGACAGAAACAACGTATCCACAGATAGGAGACATAACATGGAAACCATTAAGAACTACGCGAATCAGGTCGGATATTCAGACGCCTACCCTTTTGAGGTTGTGCGGCGGGTAAGCGAAAAGACCATAGACATTCGCGAAATGTCAGCTGTACGCGATGAGTCATGGAAGCCCGATTTTGTTGAGGGCGGGTTTTGCGGAATGGCGATGAACCAATACGATCAACGTTGGGTGATTACCAGCAAGCCAGATTCGCGGATTGTGAGGATTCGTAAAGGCAAGCGCGGCTGGCGCGATGCAAATGGCAACCGCTATATGCTTGCCGAAAACCCAGTTCGATTCCACGACTACAACTTTTAATTTAACGGGCGGGGACTGCAAACCCGCCCACTTTTTCCACAGAGAGGAACGCACATGAATTATCACGACACCAAAGAAATTACTGAAGCCATCAATCTTATTAGAGTAGCAAGAACGGCAAGCGATGGAGGCAATTACTTACATGACGCAGCGGTGAGATTGCAGTTTGTTATGGATTGCAGCAAATCTTTTGAAGCTCGCCAACTTGCCACCACCGTTGCAGAAGCGTTCGACATGATTTCGCATATTGATGAGCTTCGTAATGAGGCGGCGGCGTAAGCCGCCCTTTTTTCCACAGATAGGAGCAAAAGTGACAAACTTCAATACACAAATTTGGCTATACGGCACGCTCGTCGAACTCGACGTGGAGTACGACGTAATCGATGATGTTTGCGAAGTCGAAAAAGCCGACATCATTGGCGTGTACCACCCCGGCGACAATCCGCGCTTACGTGACTACACCAGCCTCAACACCAATATCCCGCTTTGGGCGAGTGAAATGTCGGAAAGGCTGTACGACGATCTGGTTACGAAAGCCGAAGAAAACGAAGACATCATTTATGGCGAACCGGACCCCGATCATGGAAATTAAGCCACGGTGGTTAGTGGTCGGCCTCATAGCAATTTACTTGCTAGGCGGCCTGATCGAACGTTGCGACGGCCACAGCTGTAAAGGTGACGAATGGAAGACTTCTGGCATCAACACGAATTAGAACTGAGGGAAATGTATGAGCGAGCTACTCAAAATCAATGTGAATCAACACACCGAACGCAAAGGGAATCTTACGTATCTCAGCTGGGCGTGGGCGTGGGCCGAAGTGCTGAAGATCGACCCAGCCGCCCGCTGGACCGCGCATGAATGGGATGGACTGCCATGTATGTATCTGCGAAATGGCAGCGCAATGGTCAAGGTTAGCGTTGAAATCAAAGGCGACGTTAAGACCTGCGTGCTGCCTGTGATGAACCACCGCAACCAAGCAGTTGTTGACCCTGATTCATTCCAAGTCAACACGGCCATCATGCGTTGTTTAGCGAAAGCAATAGCCATGCACGGCCTCGGCTTATACATCTACTCCGGTGAGGACTTGCCCGAGGGCGAGAAACCCGAGCCTAACCCCGAGGTATTGGCTGGCATCACCTCTTGCGCGGACGTAGCGGCCCTGACAGCGCTGTTTAAGTCACTGTCGGTTGAGGATCGCAAGTTGCACATGGAAGCCTTTGCGGCCCGTAAGAAGGAGTTAGCATGATTATCGTATCCGAAACCCAGCGTACTAATGAGTGGCATAGCGCTAGGTTGGGCAAGGTGACGGCATCGCGAGTCGCGGATGTCGTCGCTAAGACCAAATCAGGCTATGCCGCGAGCCGCGAAAACTACATGGCGCAGCTGATTTGCGAAAGGCTGACGCAGAGGCCCACAGAGGGCTTCAGCAACGCCGCAATGGCTTGGGGTACTGAGCAAGAGCCAGCCGCCCGTAATGCCTATGCGGCCCGTATAGGCGAGTTAGTCGAAGAGGTTGGGTTTATAGACCATCCGACTATCGCAATGGCAGGGGCCAGCCCTGACGGCATCGTGGGCGATGGCTTGGTAGAGATTAAATGCCCTAACACCGCAACGCATCTTGACGTGGTGTTGGCTGGCAAACCGCCCTCCAAGTACGTCTATCAGATGCAGTGGCAAATGGCTTGCACCGGCAAAGCGTGGTGCGACTTTGTGAGTTACGACCCACGGCTACCCGAGCATCTGCAAATGCTGGTCGTGCGTTTGCCGCGTGACGATCAGCAGATTTTGGTGTTGGAAAGCGAGGTCAAAG